AAAAGACTTAAAGAAATTATCAATGAATAATTTAGATTAACAATGACTCCAGAACAATTTACATATTGGTTGCAAGGATTTATGGAGATATTCAATCCAACTAACTTGGACGAAAGACAAACCCAAATTATAAAAGATCATTTAAATTTGGTATTCGAAAAAGCAACTCCAAACAGAGATAACATAAAAGATCCTTATCATATAAAACCATCATTTACTCCTGTTTGGGAAACTGATCCAAACATATTTAGACCCATTTGTGAAACACCCATTCAAACAGAAACTGATCCTATGAAGGTTAAATACTGCACCCCTTCAGAAATACTCACCAGCCATATGATACCTCAAGGCATGTTTGGGAAAAAGGAAGAAGATACCATAGGTACGGATTCATTGAAAGTAGTAAATGAAAAAAAGAAATTTAGAGGAGGGTTAAAATGTTAAACATGAGTAGCTACATTTCAGTAAAAATATCTCCAACAGAATACAAACATTTCAAAGTTGATGAAGCTGTTCTAACTTACATTAAACAATTAGAAAGTGCAATCAACAATGAACGTGTTAGAGATGTTTTAAAAGAGTTATATCCAAGATTAAACCAAAACAAAGATGAGTAAATTAGATAAAGAAAGACAAGGTAAAGTAAATACCATCATATCAGAGATAGGGGGGTTTATGTTAGAGTTTCCCCCACAATATGAAACTGATAAGGAAAGTATGTTAGGATATTTCTCTAATATTATTTGTCAATTAGATACTGACATTGCAATTGAGGTGATGAAAGATTTTGGCAAAGCAGGTGAGAATCAAGCAATGGCAATCAAGGTAAATTATGGATATTAAACTAAAACAAATAAAACTTTCCTTTACTAACTAATAAAAAAGCTAGCCCTTCCATATATTTATAATAAAATGTATGGTAGGAATATATAAAATTACAAACCCAAAAGGTAAAGTTTATATTGGGCAAAGTATTAATATTGAACGAAGATTTAAAGAATATAAAAGATTAGCCAAACGCTCAGCTGGAAGGAAAATTTTAAATTCATTAAAAGGGTATGGTGTAGAAAACCATACATTTGAAGTTATTGAAGAATGCTTAAAAGAACAACTACATGAAAGAGAATACTATTGGAAAAAATATTACACCTCAGTAGAAGATGGTTTAAATTGTGATTATTTTGATAGTAGTGGAGGACCTAGGAGTGAAGAAACAAAACAGAGAATTTCTGAAGGGGCCAAAGGTAAAAAACGCTCTGAAGAAACAAAACAAAAACTTAGAAAACCTAAAACAGAAGAACATAAACAAAATATAAGTAAAGCTAAACAAAATATCTCTGAAGAAACTAAACGTAAAATATCCGAAGGGAAAAAAGGAAAAACACCTAATAGAGATTATAAAACATGGGCTAAACAGCAACAGAAACCCATTTTACAATATGATTTAGAAGGTAATTTTATTAAAGAATGGGAGGGTACAAAAGTAGCAGCTGCATATCTTGGATGTGACCCAACTACTATAACAGCTAATTTAAGAGGAATAACAAAAAAAGGATACGGTTATATATGGAAAAGAAAAACAATTTAGATCCCCAATATAATAAATTATTAGAGGATATTTTAGAAAACGGAACTAAAAAACAAACCAGAAACGGAGAAGTAATTTCAGTATTTGGAAGACAGATTCGACACAAGATGTCAGACGGTTTTCCACTTTTAACATGTAAACGAATGCCATTCCGTCTTATAGCAACAGAATTGTTATGGTTCCTACATGGTGATACAAATATCAAATACCTTGTTGATAATGATTGTCATATTTGGGATGGTGATGCTTATAAGAACTATTGTAAAAGTCACACTTCACCCCCATCTAATACAGGTGGACCGCTATTGAGTGATAATCTTATCTCAGTTAGACCGATACAATACACACAAGAAGAGTTCATCAACAAAATCAAAACAGATGCAGAGTTCGCAAAGAAGTGGGGTGATTTAGGTCCTGTGTATGGTAAACAATGGAGAAGTTGGGGAAGACGGAATGTAATAAATTATGACCTAAAGGATGTAAAAGGTTCTGACCAGCCTAAAGTACTTGAAGCAATTAACAATGGTGAGGATGTTACCAAATATGGCGTTAAGATAGAATATCAAAATAATTCTTTAGACCAAATCAAAAACCTAATCAACGACCTTAAAACAAACCCAGACTCAAGACGACTAATGGTTAATGCTTGGAATGTAGGTGAATTAGATCAAATGGTGTTACCACCTTGTCATTATGGTTTTCAAGTTTATACTAGAGAGTTGAGTTTGGAAGAAAGGTCACAATATAGAAGAGGAAACAAAGAAACATACCCTGTCTCTAAATGGAGAGATGATATGGGGATATCAAAAGAAGAATACTTTAATCAAATCGGAATCCCAACCAGAGCAATTTCTCTAATGTGGAATCAACGTTCAGTAGATACATTCTTAGGTTTACCATTCAACATTGCATCTTACGGCTTGTTATTAGAAATCATAGCAAAAGAAGTTAATATGGTTCCTGATGAATTGATTGGGAATTTAGGTGATGTTCATTTGTATTTGAATCATATTGAACAAGCAAAGGAACAAATGACGAGAGAACCATATCCACTACCTAAACTAAGTTTTGGATGGTTTATTGAAAGTTGGACAACTGAAAACGCAAAAGAAGTGAGGAAAGAATCATTTGATGCTTACATTAGACAAATGAAGCCTTCTGATTTTACAATCGAAAACTATCAATCACACCCAACAATTAAAGCACTTTTATCGAATTAACGATATTTATTAATATGAAATGGTTATTGACATTACTTACACTATTACATGGAATTGCATATTCTCAATGTAATGGAACCCAGTCATTCACACTAACCCCACCTCCAATTGCAAACCAATACTCACCAGGCCAAACGGTAACAATGTGTTTTACTATGAATGGATATTCTCAAGTTGGGAGCAATTGGTTTGAGGGATTTGATTTGACACTAGGTTCTGGTTGGGCAAGTGTGCAACCTGCATCAGCTCCTGCTAATTGTGGAGGAAATGCATCTGGTGGTCAATGGATATGGTTAAATTCAGTGAATACACCCGTAGGTGTAGTTGGACCAGGATATTTCTTTGACTTAGACTTAGATGGTCAGACTGGTGATGATTTTGGCGATTCAGGATCCTGCACATGGACTTTTTGCGTAACACTTACAGTAGCACAAGGATGCACTCCTCAAAGTTTGGCAATAGCTGTAACACCAGGTTCAGATGGACTATGGGGGAGTTGGAATAGCACTAGTTGCGATGGAGCAACACCATTTCAAGTATTTAACGGAACTATTAACCCACAGCTTCCTAGCATAGGAGCTATATTACACAATTAATAATATGAAAAAGTTACTATTATCTTTAAGTCTTTTAACAAGCACATTTGCTTTCACACAGCTAACCACTATTAACCCTGATACGGTATGTTACCAAACCCCCGGATCTATTTATCAAGTTACCAATACTCCGGGTACCACCTACACATGGACTGTAGCAGCACCTGGTACAATCACATCGGGGCAAGGAACCAATCAGATTGGAGTTGATTGGTCGAATGCAGCACCAGGCCTGATACCAAATGGTGTAAGTGTTGTAGCATCAAATGGTACAGGATGTGATTCTCCACCTTCAACATTGGATGTGTTCATATTGCTAGTTAACCCTACAATAACAGCATTGGGACCTTTCTGTGATACAGATGCTTGTGTTCCCGTTACTACAACTCCAGCTGGTGGTGTTCTAACTGGTACGGGTGTAGTAGGAAATACTTTTTGTCCTCAAACAGCAGGACCTGGTACATTTACATTAACATATACATTTACTCAAGGAGGATGTACATTCACAACAACTACCACAGTCACTGTTAATCCAACACCAACCTTATCACCAATATCGCATAACTAATGAGGTTGTTTCTATTCATATTATTATGTTGCAATGTTGCACTATCGCAACAATCCATAACCATATGCAATGATGAACCACAAACCTTTCTGTACTCTGCAGAGTCTAGTGAAGGTGGAGAAACAGAATGGCAAGTTGATGGACAGTACTATTATGGAAATCCTGTAGCCATTACTTGGTTAGATACCGGAGTATTCACAATCACAGCAATTCATTATGCTTTGAATTGTCCTAGCGAACCAGTAACATATGTTGTAACTGTTACCGAATGTGATCCTTTAATTTATTATGTTCCAAATTCATTCACACCAGATAAGGATGAAGTAAACAATAGTTGGGGGCCGGTTTTTACTTCTGGATTTGATCCTCAAGATTTTCATCTGTTAATATTTAACCGATGGGGAGAAATTGTATGGGAATCTTTTGATCACACAGTACAATGGGATGGAACATATGCAGGCAGAATCTGTCAAAATGGAACATATACTTGGGTAATTTGGTTTGGAGACAAATACACAGATGCTCGATACAAAGAAATAGGCCACGTAACAATCATTAAATAAAACCATAAATGGAAACAACCCAACTAGAATGGTCAGGTTATAAATGGATAACAAATGAAAGATGGGGACAATGGGATGCCTCTAATCCTAGATTTTGGATGGATCCATCCGCTGTCTCAATCCACAAAGGCACACTTCATTTAACTACTCACCTCAATAAAAAAACATTCACCACCCCAACCGGAGAAACATACACTGCAACACATGGTATGGGAACAGTATCATGTTTGGAAAAGTTTGGATATGGTGAATTTGAAATAGAAGCTAGACTACCCTATGGATCCTATAATTGGCCAGCGTTTTGGATGTGGAGTTGGGATTCTTGGCCACCTGAAATAGATATATTTGAGGGGTATTCTAACAAGAATGGTTCATACTTTAACTGGGCTGATTTTCTTTTGGGGAAAATTTGGAGAGTGGAGAGCAATATTCATCTCGGAAAGCATCCATACAACTATAGCATTGGGGCTGAAAGTGCAAGATGGGGGTGGAAAAATCCTCACAAACATTTTATAAAGTATTCTTTGTTGTGGACACCAGATGTAATTGAAATTAAATGGGATGGGAAAGTGGTAAGAAAGATTACAGATAAAAGTATATTAGCCCAATTTGAAAATACAAAAATGAATGTTTTGATAAACAATTGGTTGCAAAAAGATTTACCTTTAAACCACCACCAACCTAGTTTAATGCAAGTTAAATATTTTAAATACAAACAGTTATGAATGAAGTAAGTTTAAAAATCCGTGATGAAGAAACTCAAAAGAAGTATATCATTGAGAGAATGGAAAAATATCTAATGAAATACGATTTGTTGGATTTGGTAGATATTTATCTTAAAATAAAAGAAGATTCTGTTAAGAAAGAATTGGAATCTTAAGATTAAGTTTGTATATTACCTCATATTAAAGAAAAAGTTATGAAAATTGTTAATCTAACAAATGATACCTGGCAATTGATAAATGAAGATGATAATTCTGTAGTGTTTCAAGGTTCATTCGAGGATTGTCAAATGGTAATGTGGATTGAAGAAGAAAATAAACAATATCGTGATTTTTTGTTAATGATAGGAATATAATAGTCAGGTGGCGGAATTGGTAAACGCTAGAAGTGAATAGATAAGAAAGTACATTGTCACTTATACAACTTTACT